CCGTGCCTGCCAGGAATGGATGCCCCTTTCCGAATACAGCAAATACCCTGGCCGATCTCGCGATGGATTGCAGTACCGCTGCAAAAGATGTCATGCTGCAAGGATGCGAGAATTTCGAAAACGCCATCCTGAGAAAGTTCGTGAGTACAATCGCAGTTACTACGAACGCAACACGGACGCGGTGAGGCAACAAGCCAGGCGATGGTACAAGGATCATCCCGAACAAGTCCTTGAGCGCAACCGCATATGGCGCAAGGAAAACCCACAGGCGAAACAAGCCCAACACCAAAGACGCCGTTCGCTTAAGTTGAGACCCGAAAGCAAAGGTGTCTCGAAAGAGCAATGGAATATCATACTTGCTACCTATAACCATCGATGCCTTGCGTGTGGGAAAGCAGGCAAATTGACTATGGATCATGTCATTCCCTTATCACTTGGTGGACTACATGAACCTTCTAATATTCAGCCCTTATGCGGTTCATGCAATAGTAAAAAACACGACAAAGTGATTGATTACCGAACCCTCAATACGGGCTGATACTTACCGCTTCGTCGTAGTAGATAACGTTCGGCTGCGCCTGGTAGTCTACTGCTAGCCATGCCAGGGCCATTGCCATCACAGTGTCATCGTGAATACCCTCTGGCGCACTGTAACGCAGCAAGCCGCTGGGTAATTTTTCCATCTCGTAGGCTTGGAGTTCTGCTATTTGCACAGGATCGTTGATAATCTCGATTGCGCCTCGCTCGAAGGCCATTGCCAAACCATCAATCAACGCCATCTTGGATGTGTTGGTTGTCGTAAACGGCACAATGGGCAAGCCTTTTCGTTGTAGCAATTCAACCAGCGGCTCCCCCATGCTGTTGCGCTCTACCACGATGGCAGCCGGTGCAAAGCGAGCGCATAACGCCTCTAGCCTAGACATCTGTACAGAGTAGTCGATTTGATTGAAGCGATCTAGACAGACCTGCCGCTTTGTTTCCAGATCGAACACCGACAAAACCGTAAAATCACTATGCTTGCCCCAGTCCACGCCATACACATAGCTCTTGCCCTGCATCCCTTGCTGCATTTCGCTGGCTGTCGCAGCATCCATCACACGGCGGAACACGCCACCGGCATCCTCCAGGAATACAGCCTCGACTTCCTGCTGATAAATGCGTTCCGGCATCGATTTTCGCATGGCCTCAATCTCTGAGGGCGGTATGCGTGGATTTATGCGCGTCGGCATCTGCCAACACGCCCATTCGTCCATCAATGGGTCGATTCCCCACTGGAACATCCGATAGAAGCCGTTCATGCCCTTTGGCGTGCTGAGAAAGTACGCATCGCCCTCATAGTCAGCAAGCGTGGGCCGTAGCACCATCTGCCAGGCATCCACCAATTGCTTGATCATGGCAGCCTCGTCGATAATGAGACGCCGGTACTTGCGCCCACGAGCAACGTCGGGATTGTCCAGGCTCCAGAACTCAATGACGCCACCTGTGAGTAACTCCAAGCGTCTCTCTTGTGCGCTCTGTCTCACGATGATGGGTTTCAGAATCCGTGCCGCTTCTCTCCAAACTTCAACCAGCATTTTGTATGTTGGAGATAGCCATGCCACGGGATAGCGCAGGGTCATGTCTGTGGCAAGCCGATCAATACCAAATGTCGTTTTGCCAAACCGACGCCCACAGGCGATCACATTGAATCGCTTCGACTCATTGTGTATTCGCTCTTGCCCTACATGGCGTTTAGGAAGTGTCAGCCGGATTGTCTGCATACTCAATCACGATGCGGGTCTCAATGGGCGAGCCGTCCTTGCCAGTGACTTCGTGACGCACATTGTCTCGGTACTTGTCTGGCCTGTGCGCCTTGAGCAAGAAAATCAGGAGAGTGTCACTGTACTTGCGAACTGCGCCCACCTTTTTGCCCTTGTAGTAAACTGGCTCCAAAACGCCCTTTTGGGCGCGCCGACGAGCCTCTAACTCCAGGCTTCCGGTTGCGATCTCCAGTGCTTCGTCCCAGGCGGCTGCAAACAAAGGCTCTCGCTGTCGTTCTTCGTAAGCAAAAGTCCTCGAAATCTTCGCTTTCTTGCAAGACGCCGTAATGTTACCTGTCGCCGCAAGATGCTTGAGAAATGGAGCTTTCCAGCTTTTTTCAGGTGTCAACCTACTGTCAACCTATCTTGACTATGCCTGCGGCAAGGGAGTGGACGCCATATCCGGCACATGTTCCATCACCCGATCCACCTGCTTGCCTGCCGCCTTGCGAAGCAAATACACTGCACTCTTAACGATGCGACGGATCTCATCCTCATCAAGTTGGGGATAGAGTTCAATCATTTTTTCGATAGCGTCCGTCTCTCGCTCATCATCGGCAATCTCGCCTGTGCGCCACGCCTCTTGGATGCCTTGCACAACGATTTTGGCTGCCTCGTGCGCCTGGAGAAGCAGCTGACCGTAGTCGAAGATGGTCAGCGTGTCCGTCTCCTTCTCGCGACGGAACAGGGCATAGAAAAGCCCGCCGATGAGTAGGACAAAGAAGATCGAAAAAAGGATGTTTGCCGTGTCCATTAGTTACTGTCCTTTGCGATGTCTTGAAGATGATCTACTCGCACGCCCCACGCCTCGCCATACAGGCGCCACTTCGGATCGTCCATATAACGCAAGGAACGCAGCCCTAAATAGACCTGCTCCCTAGTGGGAAGTGCGTTCAAGATTTGATTTGCAACGTCAACGCCATGCTGTACAGCCGTATCGAAGTGAATCAGGCACATCGGCCACGGCAGTTGGTCGCATCCTGCCGCCTCCCAGTAGTGCTTGCGGTAAATCGCCAGAGCCTGCTCTCTGGTCAAGTTAGGGATGTCATACTGCCCACCCCACACTGCAGCCGAAATGCCATATTTCGTGCCAACTAACTTGCCCTGATAATAGTTGCCTGAGTCGTTCGGGTCGAGCGACAAACCACCCTCGATTTTGAGGACAATGGGCCATGAGCGATCCCAGTTAGTGGTATAGTCGGTTTCGTCCTCAATGGACACCCGCACAGGCACATTGCCAACATTCTGCACACTGACAACAGTTGTCGATACCCAACCCTGAGCATGGGGCATATCAACAAGCCACCAGTCGCCAGCAGCATTCTTGCCGATGATATCCATCACCGTGCCATGCGGCTCGGCTCCACGCACTGGATAGTCCAGCCCTGGCCCTGTGCGGACATTTGCCCCATCAGGGGCAGTGACAATGGCGACTGGATCGGCGTTGCCGACCTTGATGCTGGGCAAATTGATGGTGTGCGTCTGCTCTTGTGGCTTACTCACATTGCCCTGCTTGCCATGTTGCCAGTCATAGGACTCCAAAAACTCACGGATCACCTGCGTGTTGAAGCTGCCCCACGGATGGCTAAAGTCGTAGGTGTAGAGTTCGTAGTCGTGGATATATGGGAAAATGGCCTCAATACCCATAATGGCCTGGTCAATCCAGCCGCAGTATTCGTGCAGCCGTCCATTGAATTTGCCGTGGAATCCTATGTGTGGCCCGCCACCGATCACATGCTCATCGATCCCAAACTCGCCAATCACCCACTCAACGTCCGTCCAGTTGCAGGCGGTTAGGCGATCATAATGACCTGGCGCAAGAGGCACAGCCGCCGTGCCATAGATATGAGCGACTGCGATGTGATGGCCCCGCACAATCGCCTGATGGGTTCGCTCAAAGACGGTGTAATCCGCTGGCGTATGCTCTGTGCCGTCCACCGTGCGAGGATGCCCAGTTGAAAAACCAAACGCTCCACCACGCAGCCCATGAACGGCAAGCCGATCCAAGAGGGCAACGTTGTAGCGGTCTATCGCCCCACGGTCGCCATTCGTGGCGTCCGGCTCGTTGACGCCAAGAAAGAAGGTGCGCTCTACCGGCAGGTGGTAGTTGCCGCTTGCCACCTTAAACGCCCATTCATTCGCATGGCGAACCCCAGTTCCCACAGGGTCGCGCCACAAATCTTCCTTTTGCTCTGACAAAGGATGGTCGCGAGCGAGGATGTACGAGTCGCCTGGCATGGCAGCGAGTAGGTTGGCGCAAAAGTCACGGTCTGACCACATCCACTCGAATGGCTTAACGCTGCGATACTGCATTCGCTCGACGTGGGCAAAGTCATGTCGGTCTGGATGATGCCGCAACCAGTGCAAGCCTATCTTGTGCTTCATTGCTCGCCTTTTCGTCGCTGTCGATATTCGCCAGGTTGCTCGAGATGCCGGTCAATACGGTACAGCGTTTCCGACATCGGGCGCAGGATGCTGGAGAATTCGGCAATGGCGGCAGAGTTCTTGTCAAACGCTTCCACCATGCGATTCGTGGTATTTTGATAGTTGGAGGCATTGTCACGTTCGCGCTGCAGCTGCACTTCGAATTCTTGCTTGCGCTCGGCTACCCGCTGCTCGCTAATCCTGATCTGCCTGCTCAGCACATAGCGTGCTAAGTAGACAATTGCGCCGATCACCAAGACCAACACTAGTACCGGCCATCCGCCCCCAGTCTCGTTGACACTATCCAATACCGGCTGAATCAAGTCCTCGCCCACACTCTAATCTCCAGTCCATGATTTCGGGTTTACTGAAGCCTAGCATGGGGCATTGCACTACGAGTGCAATCCGTGAAATTCATCGCTTGATTCGTTGCCACTCTCCATCAATTTCGGTGTAAGGCTCGACTGCGCTGAGGGCGATGACAATCTTTTTCGCTCCATTGAATGACATACAGAGGCGGCGAGCGATCTGGGCCATCCGCAATCGCTCGCCGCTATCTAGCCACTCTTTGACTTTGGCCGCCCGTTGGTGGGCATTCCACTCCCGTGCCGCACAGGGCATTGTGTCACCGTTTCGAGCTAGTCAAGGCCATCTCGACAGTGCGCTGCACTTGTGTCACCGTTGACCCATACTGTTGCACGTAGACTTTTTCGCCTTGCAGAAGCCGCTGCACAGCCAGGTCAACGTCACCGACTACCCCGATGCGCTGCGCCGCTGCACCGATAACCAACGCGCCGTCTACCACTTGCATTTCGACACTGGGTCGCACGCCGCCTGCGTGTGCCATCAGGACGCCCTCCCTTCTATGGCCCTTTGTACCGTCTTAAAGAGCGGTGCGCTTTGCACCAACCAAATCTTTTTGCCCTGGCGCAATAGATGGATCGCGTCATCTGCGTCAGACACAAAACGTTCACGGATTTTGCATTGCTTGTAGCGGAACTCACCATTTTCCAGCCATGTGCGGATGGCATAACGCGCACCGTTGAGTATGTTCACCGCGCCTCCAAATACCATTCGATCATGCCAATCACCTCTTTCGGGTCGTCTCGCAGTACATGGCACAGATAGCCCTCTGCCTTGAGCTTCTTCAGCCACTCGGCTTGCGGTTCCGTTGGCTTGTTGTCCCCACATTTCAACTCGATAAACAACCCGTGATACCCATGCCGCGCTACGGGCAGAAACAAATCCGGCACACCGGCCCGCAGCCCAGGCTCCATGCGCTGTCCCTGCCGGTACTGCCCGTTCGGAATCGCAAAAATCAGTCCATACTCCACCCGCAGCAAACTGCGCCGGTCACACTCAGCGATCACAGCGGCTTGTAGGTCGTGTTCGCTCATCTGCGATTTTTTGGGCTTTGTCGCTGGCTTCGCCGTGGCGTGCTGCTCATCGGTTGCGAGCGTTAGGTCTGGGTTGCGCCGAAGCAACTCTGCTAGTTCATGGTCGGTCATGCGTAGCCTTCTTTCGTCGCCCTTTTGGGTATCGAATCTCTTGTTCCATCGCCTTCTTCTTTGCGTTCTGGATACCACGGAACAGTGGCCCTAATCGCTCATCATCAACCGGCGGCAATGATGGAGAAACCGGCGCAGAAACCGAATTTTTCGGTTTTTCCATCGCCTCTGCCACAAATGGCCGCAGCGCATGTTCGCGTTCGCTGATAAGCTGCCGAATGAGGGGACTAGCCCCCTCGCCAACCGCACAGACGGCCCCAGATTCATCGAAAGTGAGTTCCAGGTCGAATCGTGCGCACATGTTGTAGAACGCCTGTGCCAGCCTGTCAGAGACCCGTAGGGCGTCGTAATCGTAACTAGCCTTTGGGAATAGCTCCATCAAAAGCGGCACGAAGATGACGTGGGCGAATCGCCGCCGTCCATAGCCGTTGATGCCAGGCACGATGTTGAGGCGTTCGGAGATCTGCGCCTCTGTGTTCGCATCGTAGGTGGGCCATGTGATCTTGACTTGGTTCTGTTCGGCAAGTTCAATTTTCATGGCGGTTGTATTTTGTAGCAGAGACCCAGACGCCGGACTCACGCTCTACGAGGTCGTTCATGCGCCCTTTGGCCTCGCAGAGCTTTGCATACGCCTGCGCTGTACTGCTGTCTAGCCCAACGCCCTCATTCGCAGCGTCCCACAGGTCGAAGATGAGCCGCCATTGCTCGCTCTCCGTCCGTGCGGCCTCCCAGCGTCGGGCAACGAGGAATTTCCCCAGCGTGCCCTTTTGCAGTAGATCGTTTGCATCTTGCCCACCAGGGGACGCCACACCCAACGAACCGCTTATCTGTTCCACCAGTTGCGCGGCCAACTCTTCACGATCCATCCAGATGATGACGCGCCCATACCGCTTGGCAAATGACATGGCCCCATCGCTGAGCCTAGCCGTCTCACTGCCCAGACTCATCACATGCAGATTCGTATCTCTCGCCACTTGCCAGATGCTCATGGCGTTGATTTCACCCTCGCAGAGAACCAACGTGCAATGCTGCTCTGCGCCCTTGCGCCCTTCGTCGGGTGCCATCTGCACCCACTCAGGCAACGCCTGCCCGCCGAACAATACGCCTCCGAACTTGCTACCTGGCAGGCTTGTGAGCTTTTGCTTGCTTGGCGGTTTGAGGAATCGGTAACGAATGGCGGTGATTTTGCCGCCTCGAACCCAGGGGATTGCAATGGCGGGATACGTGCCCTCTGCATCCCGATACTTGGCATAGGGGGCAAAGCCCAAGCCGAACGCCGCCCAGGTGTCAGAGTGCAATCCACGTTCGCGCAAGTACGTTGCGCCCTCGCTACCTGGCAGAGCGATTTGATGTTGGCGCATTAACGCGGCGGCATCCTCAAACCAGTCAGCTTGGCGATCATCAGGCCGCTGCGCCTTTGGTTGATTAACGTGTGGCTTGCGCTCCGGCCAGGGTTGATTGGTGAGCTTTTCCGTAGCCTCCTGAAACGTGCAGCCCGTGGCGTGGCGTAGGAAGTCAATGGCATCGCCTCGCTTTGGATGGCACTGGCGACAGAACCACCAATCCTCAGCGCAATGCAAGCGGTCATCGCCGCCGCACTGGGGACATGGCCCTTCCCATTCGCCACTGGCGACGCGGTTGACTGAAACGTAGCGACTCACGAGGTCTGCCACGTTGATTCGTTTTGCTTCTGCAACAATCTCTTGGATTGACATGATGATCCCCGGTTTATACTGCGAACCCGGTTTACGGTTTACACATATATAGTGTGTGTAAACCGAACAACCGAACGGGCCGAGTTTACAATCAACTGGTAAACTGACGTAAACCGAACAAAATTACTCTGGTTTCGGTTTACAAGGCACTTGTCAACTGGTGTCAACTGGGCGATTTTCGGTTTACAAACGCATCGAATTTTTTCAATCATTTTGTAAACCGAAAAATCCACCTAGAAATGCTTTCGGATCGCACTGTATGTGCGCTTCTGGCGGCTGCCACCCTCTTCAATCTCTCCCTGCTCGGCAAGGTTTTTGATGATGCCGCGCACCTTGTTGACTGGAGGGGCTTTGCCGCCTGGTTCGCCGGCGATCTGGTCTCTGACCGTGGTTACAAGTTCCTGCGAATTCATCGACTCGCCTGCAACCAGCACGTTTTTGATCGTGTTAGCAATCTTGAGGTTGGCAGCTTCTTCAATGCTCATCACGGCGTCACCGAAGAATCGAGCGAGTGCCAAGTCTTTCGTGCCGGGTCGATGCTCATAAGTGAATCTGGCACCGATGGCGTCGTACTCTTTATAGCCACGCACTTTGGTTGGTATGACTGCAACGCTGTCGCTGCCCTCTTTGCGCTCCACCAGCAAGGCCAGGTCAAGCGAAGCCTCAATCGATGAATGGCCGCGCAGGGTTTCGCCACGGCGCACACCCTTATCGTTAGCCGCGCCGCTGCTCTTGCGTTGATGGTGGACAACGATCACGGCGCACTCGCACTCTTCGCACAACCAGCGCAAGTGCCCCATCACCTGCGCCATCTTGCCGCTGTTCTCTTCCACGTCGCCGGTGATCAGGCCTAAATTGTCGATAACCACCAGCTTGGAGCCTAGCTCTTTGATAAGCTCGGCAAGCTGGATAATCAACTCTCGATTACTGGCGTCTAGCCACGGCGTAGGCATCGAGACATAGCGCACGTTGCCATAACCGGCTGGCACATCGTGTGCCTTGCCCACCGCCTCGAAACGCTCGTGGCTGCGGTCTTTGCCATTGTCGAAGTCAATCCACAGAATCGATGCTGTGTTGGTGCGAAGCGTGATCCCCTTGTTTTTGTCCCCTGGTAGTCCCTCAAGCCACGGCTTGCCGAGCGCGACGCACATACACATATCGGCCAACAGCATGGATTTGAGGCTGCCAGGGCCACCAAAGACAATCGACAGGGACGGATAGGGCAACAATCCATCAATGAGGTATCGGCGCGGAGGACGCTCTTTGTACGCGTCCTCCATTGAGAACAGTTCCCATTTGCCGATGATGCGATTCGCTCGTTCTTCAGCTAACCTCGCAGCTTCAATATCCTCGGATTTGATGGGGATTGCGTCATCTTCACCTAGCTCCCAGTCGATGGGAGTTGTGTCAGGGAGCATCTGGTTTGTCCGATCAGCTAGAGGGCGAGCGCGGCAAAGCTGGCGTGTGCGTCACATCAACATCAAGGCCCTCGGCACGCATGGCAGCCTCTGCCTCCTTCGCAATGCGGCCAAAGTCGATAGTGCCAACCGCGCCCTCCTTTTCGCTCTCCGTTTTGGGCATAGGCAACGCCGCCTGCACTGCCATCTCAAAGCGGTAACTGTTCGGCCACCAGTACCCATAGCGTTCGATGATGTGGGCGAATTCCTCGACATCATGGCCCTTGATGCTGGCCTTTTCGTCGAACCATTCGCAGTGGCTGAGTTCGTGGTCAATGAGTGCCTCACGCTGAAGCGCAGAGAGGCGTTGATACCAGTCCTTTGCCAACCAGATAATGAAGTCGTAATTGATGTGAACTTGAAGTTCTGCGCTCACCTTCTTGGCTTTGCCGAGCGTCAGGCGACCGCCCGATCTCGGAGCCTCGCTTCGCATAATGAAAGCAATGCGCGCCCCCTTCAGATGCTCGTGATAACGGTCAATCAGGCGTTGCGCCACATCGATTACATGTTGGGGTGCGGGGTGCCATTCAACGGCCATCTTCTTTTCCTCCCAAAGAGTTTCTTGAATCGTCGCTCGCTGATGCGAACGGCGGTGACAATGAGCATTTCTTCGCGAACAATGATGAGAGCGCAGCGGCTCTTGGGGTCACAGAACAACATCGTTCCGTCCCGTTGGCTACATTTGCGTCCATCCAGGGCAGCGAGTAGCCACTCAACCTTGAGGCGACGCTCTTTGATGCGCCGCTGGGCGTGTTTGGTGAGGCGATAAGCCTGGCTCATTCATCGACAGTCCCATCTCCACCACATCGAAAGCACCGCTTGATTTCCCCGTTGGCGCCAAGCAGTTGGCCGCTACCCCAGCACGTCCAGCAGGTGCGCTTGGCCCAGACGTAGCGTTTCATACCGCTGTTTCCTCCATATCGAAAAGCGTGGGGGCTTGCCGTTCGGCTTCGGCTTCGTGGCAGTAGCGGGCAAAAGCGTCAAAATAGACGGGGTTGAGTTCCGTGCCAATGGACCTGCGCCCGAGCCTCACCGCCATGTACGGCACCGTGCCGATGCCGCTAAATTGGTCGAATACCAAATCATCGGGGTTCGAGTAGCGCACAATCAGCCGTTCGACAATATCAAGTGGGAAGGGGCAGATGTGCTTTTCCATACGTCGCTTGGCTTGCGCCATGTTGAGCGTGCGCATAAACAGCACATCCGTCCATACGCCATCCTCATATTCATCTGGGGCTTGCGGCGGCATCAGCATGAACTTAGCGGGTAAGCGGTCGCCCATCGCCTCGTTGAAGGCGACATGCTGGTGATAGTCGTAGGGGTTTTCCTTCGACCACTGGCGATACCAGTTGAAGACCTGGCTACCATCCATCTGTTGCAGAAGTTCGGGATTGTCGGCGGGCGTTTCCAGCGTGTGACCATTCGATCGCCACAGGCTGTGTGCGTCGATCTGCCATCGCCCACGGCTGTATTCCCGCTTATCTTTCCTGACAGGCTCATCGGCGTAGGAGCGAGTCTTGTCCGTTTGGGGCTTGCGAAAGAGCAGCACCTTCTCTGACAGGCCAACGCCCATCTTGGAGCTATCCTTGCAGTTTTCAGACCAACCCAGGCGGTTGGTAGAGTTGTTCTCGCGCACCACATCGGTGGGGATGAAGATTTCGCCATAAGAGACAAAGCCATGCTTGCGAAAAGCGCGGGCGCAATCGTGCGTGAAGTAGTCCACCTCCATCATGCCGTGATGGGTTTGGTGACCATAGAGCAGACGGTCTTTGGCGTGGATGCAACACATGCGGCCCGGCTTGAGAACACGCAGTAGCTCGGGGATAAGAAAATCCATCTGTGTCCAGAAGTCGGCGTCTGTGGGGTTATGGCCGAAATCGTTGAGGCTGGCAACGTATTCATAATGGTTGCCAAATGGGATCGAGGTGACAATTTCGTCTACCGAGTTATCCGGCAGCGTCATCGTCTCCAACACGCAATCATTGTTGATAGCCGTCCAGAATTGCCCCTTGCGCTCTTGGCGGGTGACACCTAAGGTGCGCCGCATCTCCGATACCAACGCCTCGCTGGTCAAGCCATGCGTTTTGACGATGGTGCGCATTTGGGCCACCATCTCATCATGTTGCGTCCACTTGCCCATCAGCGTATCGACGACGTGATCCTCGGCGTCGGTGTGGATGGCGTGGATGTCTACGGTGTGCTTTTGACCATAGCGTTGCAAGCGATGGACGGATTGAATGAAGTCGCGGAATTTGAAGTCAAGCCCCACATAGATGGCAATGTGCGCCTGTTGCAGATTGACGCCACTGCCCAGCATTGACGCCTTACAGATGAGGGCCTGTGCGTCACAATCGAACCAGCGGTATAGCTCTTCTTCTTGCGCCTCGGGCGACATTGAGCCATGCACCGAAGCGTAGGAGATCCCCCGCGCTTTGAGGCCGCGCTCAACCGCTGATTGTTCGTCATTCAGGTTGCACCAGATGACAACCTGCTCACCTGTCAGGCCATCGACGATCGCCATCGCCTGAGCAATGCGCGCTTCCAGACTGTCTCGCTTCTCTTTCATCGCCTGTTGCACGCCGGCGGCAGTGTCTTTGAGTAGGAACCGCTGCCCATTCTGGTCAGTGAGATTGAACGCCTTTTCGTGGTCAGCGGCGATGCGATGCCAGTGCAGGTCTAGGTCAGGCATAACATAGCCGGTGTCGTCATATCCGAGGTCGCTTGGCACATCGATAAACAAGCACCATTGCGCCACCCACAGCCAAAAGTCTCGCTCCATGTGGGGCATGAGTTGGAGGTCACCTGCTTTGTCCGGGTTGCGTCCAAAGAAGCGCGTCAACGCCTGCCCTGCATCCATTGCATCAAGGAAGTCGGCAAAGTAGATAAGCTGGCGATAATCGTTGGGCGCGGGCGTTGCCGTCGCCACCCAGCGGTACGGAATCTCGCCCAACAGTAGGTTGAACTGGTCTTGTGTCTTGGTGCCCAGGTTGCCCAGGATCGCCCCTTCGTCAAGCGAGATGGCTCCCAACGCATTGAGCGTGTCGCCTGTGATGTTGCCGTCGCGCACCCGCTCATAATTGGTGATGAGGAAGGGCGACGTAGCGTCCGCCGCCTCTTCATCGGTGCGAACATACTCGAACCGCACATCCATCGCCGGGCCATCCTCAACAATGAATTGATGCTTGACGCCGAGCGGACAGATGACCATCACGGGCTTTTGGGTGACACGCTGCGCCTGGCGCAACAATTCGACCTGGATGCGAGTCTTGCCCAACCCAAACTTGGCGGCAATCAACGCACGTCCGCGGCGCGCTGCCCACTGGATCATGTCCCGTTGGTGCGGAAACAGTGAGGTATGCAAATCCTCTTTGGCGACCCGAAAGCCCGCCTCGCGCGTCAACTGGGTCTTGGCGGCCAAGAACTCCTGATAGGCCGCAACGCGTTCGTTGTTCATGCCTTACCCCTCTCTGCCCACCACAAGGTGAAGCAAAACGCCACAAACAGACCAAACAGAAAGCCGAACTCGGGGTTCATGCTTCACCTCGCATTTCGCGCAATGTGCGAAGCTCGAAGAATCCCTGTAGCTCTGGCTCGTTCTGCATTAGAAGTCTGGCGTATCGACTTCGGAAATCGTTGGAAATCTTGAAGCCATCACCATCCTTAGTTGCCATAGCGAATTGCCAACGCAGGATTTCTGTTAAGCCAGAGATGCCGTACCTGCGCACGCCAGCACGCGCCATCTGTAGAGCTAGCGTTCTGTAGGCGGCATAGACGTGTCCATTCGCCTCGTGAAAGGCTTCAAAGCGTTCTTGGATTGTGGCTTCCTTTGCCACTTTGGGTTGAGTAGTTTGCTGCAACTCTGGAAGCAGCGGCGGCTGCGCATCGCTCATGGCTTGTATCCCTTCAGTTCCATCGCCGCCACCGCAATCAGCGCATTCGTTGCGATAAGTCGGGTGATTAACCTCGACACCTGCACTGTCGTAGCATGGTCACTCAGTTCGGTCAGCCCTTTGGTCAAAGTTTCGGACGCATGGATGATCGTGTCCGCCTTTTCCGCCCAGATGTATCCGCCCACCTTGCGCCGTTCGCTGTTCATAATCCACGCTCCTTGCGGTTGAAGATCGCCCAACCCACAATCAGCATGACAGGCACAAACGAGATGGCGAGGGCGATGATGACCATTAAGGCAGCCTCCCACCCAATAAATGGCACGGTGGCAAGTACCGCCCCGCCAACACCGATCGGGGACATGAAGAGCAAGTGAGGAATGATGAGATGCTCTCGCCTGAACCACACCCAGACATTGAGGCCGCCATGAAACGAGCCGTAGAGCAAGAGGGCGATAGCAATCAGTGCTATCAAGTACTGGTTTTCCATAGTCTTTTGCCTTTCCGAGACAGGTTGAGTGCAGATTTTCTGCAGATCTATTGATGCCCTGCCTATCAGTCGCTACACTGGTAGACAGGGGTAAAGCACGCTGCTAGGCTGATGCTATGGAGATGCGAATAATGCCCACGGCTGTGGGCGCAGTACCGAGAGGGGGCAATCGCAATCCAGACTTGTGATGGCGAATATGGCATTTGGTACACAGGGCCACTACACACAGTCGGTCATCAGGCCGGTAGCTAGGATGATGATAGCCACTTGCCGGTTTGTGGCAGTTTTGGCAAAGGTATGCCGAAGCCGGCTTTAGTCGCTTCTTGAGCTTCTCGTAAGTCACGGCCAAGCCAGCTTCATACTTCGGCATGTAGCTTTGGCGATAGTTGGCGCGACTGCCCTTGTGACCGCGGGTCATTGCGCCACCGCCTCTGGTTCTGTTTCGTCTTTGCCCAGCAGCTCGTCAAGGGAGATGCCGAATTCGTTAGCCAGTTGAATCGCCAGCTTGATGCTTGGCTTGCGCCTCATCTTCTCGATATGGGAGATTGTGCGCTGGTCAACGCCAACGCGGTCAGCTAATTCTTGCTGCTTCAGGCCACGCGCTTGACGCAGCCGTGCGACCAGTGGGCCAGGATGGTTCATGGTGACCTCGCTACCTATGGAATATAAATCCTACTAGCAGTAGTTTACATGCCTCTGGGTAGCTTGTCAATACCATTGGTAGATTTTTGCTGGCAATTTCACTGTTTTACTACTGCGGGTAGCGTTGCGCGCAAAGGGGTATTAAAGTGAGTTTTATGGACAACAGTAAAAAAGAGGAAGCAAACCAGGATGCAGATATGGTCGCCGCTAATCTCCGCGCGGTGATCGGCGGCAATTTGCGCAACTTGAGACTAGACGCCGAAAAGCAAAGGCTGATAGCGGGCGAGGGGAAGTTTACGCTAGAAGAGTTGGCCGAAGAGTTGACGCGTGGCGGCCACAAGGTAGGCAGCGGGCAGCTGGGCCACGTTGAAGTAGGCAGAAAATTTCCATCGCTACCGCTACTGGTCGCGTTGGCGGATTACTTTGACACGTCACTTGATTTCATCGTGGGCAGAACCAAAAATCAATCATCTATCGCTGACATCGAAGAAGATTTGCAGACCGGCGGGGTCAGTGGCCGGATGGGCGAACAATACAGGAAATTACCTGCCAATCGGCGAGAAGAGGTCAATAAGTTTGTTCAAGCATTAAGCCTGCTTGAGTCATCTAACGGTGATGCCATGAATGACCTTGCCGCGTACAAAGCGGTTATCAGGGTAATAGAGCGCAGGCACGGCAAAGAAAATGCGCGCAAGGCGGTCGAGGAAATTGCCCTGCGCAACGTCCTCCCGAACGTGGGGGCCTACGTCGAGTCG